GAAGAAGAAAATCTTGAAGTTGCAAAAAGAAAACTCGCACTCAAGGTCAAACAGCGTTCCTTGCGTAAAGGCAAGGCATAACCCTCGGCGCATCCTGCCCCGACTGGTTCAATACACATCCAATCCAAGAGAGGAGACATTCAATGTCTCTAGCATCAAAACTCAAGGAGCAGCGTGATGGTCTTGTTGCCGAGGTTGAAACAACACTCGCAGCAGAAGATGTCACAGCAGAAGCTCTGGATGCAGCATCATCAAAGCAGGAAGAAATCTCTGCTCTCGATGAGCGCATCGCAACTGCCGAAAAGGTAGAAGCTCGCACAGCAGCAATCGCAGAATCTCGCAAGGAATCAGGCGTTGCAACATTCGGTGGCGCAGTTGTCACACGCGAAGCAATGACTTATGACCGCGATGGTCGCAACTCATTCGTTCGCGACATGATTGCAGCAAACCTTCGCAATGATCGTGATTCATGGTCACGCCTACAACGCCACCAGCAGGAAGTCGCAATTGAATCACGCGACATCTCACGCACTGACGGCGCTGGTGGGGATCTGGTTCCGCCAATTTACTTGATCAATGAATATGCTGAATTCGCTCGTGCAGCAAGAGTGACAGCTGATCTCGTTACAAACATGGCTCTTCCAGCAGGAACAGACTCAATCAATATCCCACAGATCACAACAGGTACACTTGCAGCGTTCCAGTCAGCTGATAACACTGCAACAACAACTCGTGACATGGTTTCATCAACTGTCACAGCACCTGTTCGCACAATCTCAGGATACGAGAATGTTTCAATTCAGCTTGTTGAACAATCACCTCTCGCTGGTGGTCTTGATCGTCTTGTCTTCGGTGACTTGATGGCTGACTACGCACTACAACTCAACACAGCTGTTGTCGGTTCAGGTGACGGAACATCAGGCGCACTCAAGGGTCTCATCACTCTTGGCGCAGATACAACAAACGGAATCCCAACAACATGGACTGAAACAACTCCATCTGCTGTCAACGGACTCATTGCAATTGCAAAGGGTATTTCAAAGGTAACAACCAACCGATTCAAGGCTGCTGAAGCAATCGTCATGCATCCTTCAATGTGGTATTGGTTCGCATCACAGGTTGACGGATCAAACCGCCCACTCGTTGTTCCAGTAACAGGAGCATCACAGGCATTCAACGCTGCTGGTACAGTCACAAATCCTGGCGCACCAGCTGGTCTCGTAGGAACAATTCAAGGAGTGCCAGTCTTCATCGATGCAACACTTCCAAAGACCTACGGCGCATCAACAAACCAATCTCCAATCCTCGTTGGTAAGTTCTCAGATTCTTACCTCTTCGAGTCAGGCGTGAAGACACGCGTTCTTCCAGATGTCCTTTCAAGCAACCTCACAGTTCGCTTCCAGGTCTATGGATACGCAGCTCTTGCACACCGCTTCAACAAGTCTGTTTCAGCAATTACAGGAACAGGTACAGTTGCACCTTCAGGCTACTAATTAGCCTAGACCTTGGCGCTGGCTCTTCCTTCGGGTAGGGTCAGCGCCAAGGCGCAACACCAATCCACAGGGGGATTTTATGAAGTCGATATTTTTAGAAGGTCTCAAGTCTGCTCGCGAGATAGTGCAGAACAAGGGAATCGAACATCTTGATTCGCTCATCACAGAGCTTGAGTCAGGCGAGATTGAAACAACTGCTCTTTCTCCAGAGATGGAGACACGATGAAGTCAAATCACAAAGTCTGCATCGGAATGGTCAACAACGGAACGATTGATGCAATGCTGGCAATAGATTTGATTCACATTGCAAAGGAAAGAAATGGTCACTTTGACCACATGGTTCAAGTCGGCAATGTCGGACTTACCACTCGATCACGCAATGTTGTGGTCAAAACATTTTTAGAGCAAACGGATGCCGAATGGCTTCTGATGATTGACTCAGATGAGCGCTTGTCTCTTGAGACTTGGCACAAGTTGCTTGATGCAGCTCACGACAAAGACCGACCAATTGTGTCAGGTCTAGTATTCGCAGCCTTCTTTGATGGCGCAGATGAACTTCGACCAGTTCCAACTATCTATCGAATGGATCCTGAAAAGGGTCTGCAACCGATTGATGCTTATCCAGTCAATCAGTTGATTGAAGTCGATGCAGTCGGCACAGGATGTATTCTTATCCATCGCAAGGTTCTTCTCGATATGCAAGCCAACGCCACTGCACATCAAGGCAAGGACTGGGCTTGGTTCGTAGAAGGCGCAATCGATGGCACTTACTTTGGCGAGGACTTGCTCTTTTCCAAGCGATTGAAATCGATGGGCTACAAAATTTTCGCTCACACAGGAGCAATCCTTCCCCATCACAAGCAATTTTGGTTGGATGAAAGGCATCACATTCAGATGCGCAATCATGCAATTCAACAAAGTCAAGGATGAGGGTTGGTCGTACCCCTGGCAATCAACCCTCATCCCCTACTTCATAAGGAGTAACACATGGCAAGAATCTCGACCACAGAAGCCAATCAAGCCCTTGTCACAACTGGCTGGTCTTATGTATCACTTCACACAGGTGATCCATCAACAACTGGCGCAAATGAAGTCACAGGTGGCTCATACGCTCGTGTTGCAGTCACTTGGAACTCTCCATCTTCGGGTTCAGTAACTCAATCAAACGCTCTTTCAATCAACCTTCCAGCATCGACCACAGCTTCTTACTTTGGAGTCTGGTCTGCTTCATCTTCAGGCACTTACTACATCGGCGGCGCACTTTCACCATCGATCACAACAGGCACATCTGCTGGCGTTGTCACAATCGCTGCTGGTTCACTTTCAGTCTCAGCTTCCTAATCTAAGGGGTCGCAATGGCAACCAATTATCCAACGAGCCTTGATTCGTTCACGAATCCAACGGCAACGGACACACTTGATTCAGCCACAGTTCCCCACGCAGCTCAACATGACAACATCAATGATGCTGTCTTAGCAATCGAAACAGAATTGGGAACTGCGCCAAAGGGAACATTTGCATCAGTCAAGGCTCGCCTTGCAGCAGGAGACCCTGATTCAGATCAAACAGTTCTATCCACACAAGTCTTCGGTTAGGGGATAACAATGGCAACTTTTACAAAGACACTTCTTTCAGGCTCATCGCAAGGTCAGCCAATCACAGTTGTGCAAACTGCCTCAACTGGTACAACTATCCACGCAACAGGAACTTCATCAACAACTATTGACGAAGTGTGGCTATATGCCAACAACACTTCAACTTCCCCTGTCCTATTGACAGTGCAGTTCGGTGGCACAGGCTCAGTGCAACACGCAAAACCAATCACCCTTGCCCCACAGTCAGGCGATGTTCTCATCGTGGCTGGCTTACCATTGACAGGAACAGGCTCTGCTGCAAACACAGTTTATGCCTTTGCCGCAACTGCATCAGTCATTACGATTTCAGGTTATGTAAACAGGATCAGCTAATGTCTAACCCATCACGCAGAGGTTCAGCAGGCGAGCCAGTTCGCAACAGTATGCAGGGTGGAAATTACACTCCATTTCCTAACACACATTTTGTTCTTCCTTACGGCTTGCGCTTACAACAGACCAAGAACGCTGGCGATACATCAGTCACAATCCCTGCGGGTATTACATTTGTCTATGCCATCGCAGTTGGTGGCGGCGGTGGTGGTTCTATTGGTTCTGCGACTGGCGGAAACGGCGGTGGTGGAGCGGGCGGTGTTGCTTGGGGTTGGACTTTAGCAACATCTAGTTGTGTTGTGGGCGCTGGTGGCGCTTCTGCTAGTGCTGGCGGTTATACACGTTATGGAAATGTTATTGCTGGCGGTGGCGCTCAAGGAAATGTTTCTTCAGCAACTACAGGTGGTGCTGGTGGCGGGGGAAATACTGGCAACCTTGGTGGTGCAACAAATTATTGGGGCATACCAGGTGGGGTCAACTCTGGAAGCGGTAATGGTTCAGGAGCAGGTGGTGGTCTTGGTTCAAATACTGCTGGAACAAATGGTGGAGTGGGGGGAAATGGAATTTCAGGCGGTGGTGGTGGTTCTTGTGTACCCACTGGCTCGCAGACAAATACAGCAGGCAATGGAGGTTCAGGTTTAGTTGGTGGTGGTGGTGGTCACGCAACACAAACAACTGGAACTCGTAATGGTGGTTCAGGTGGCAACGGAATAAACATTTTGACTGGCGCACAAACAACGGGTGGCGCTGGTTCAACTGGTACTGGAACAAATGGTGCAGGTGGTGGCGGTGCTGGTATTGCAGGAAATGGAACTGCGGCATCAGGAACAACCGCTGGCGCAGGTGGACTTGGTGGCGGCGGTGGTGGTGCTATGACTACAACGGCAGGCGCAGGCGGCGCAGGAATACTTTACCTTTTCTACTAGGGAGCAACTATGAGCGCATCGATCTATAGCAATTCATCATTTACTGATTCTCCTTACGGACTCAAACTGCAACGCACATACACAACTGATAGTGCTGTCACAGACATTCCTGCTGGTATAAACCGAGTCTATGCAATCGTAATCGGCGGTGGTGGTGCTGGTTCAACTTATGCAGCGGCAACAACAGCAACAGTAACAGCGGCAGTCGGTAATGGAACAACAGTCACTTACACCTGCAATAATTCATTTGTCGCTGGAAGATTTGTGAGTGTATCAGGTTTAGGAATTGCATCAGGTGGTTCTTTGAATTTCAATAACGCGGCTATTGCTAGTGCTAATTCAACTCAATTTACAATTACGAGCGGTACAACTGGCGTTTCATCGGGAACTGGAACAGCAACAGTTGGTGGTGGCGGTGGTGGGGGCGGTGCAGGTGGTTACTCTGCTGGCTGGACTTATGTTTCAAACTCAGTAACAGTTGGAACTGGTGGAACTGGTTCATCAACTGTCGCTGCTGGCAACAATGGCAATGCAAGTATTTATGGAATGGTTTTTGCTGGCGGTGGTTCAGGCGGGCAGAATAGCAATCTTGGAGGTAGCGCTGCTGGAGCATTGACCGCTACAGGAGGTGGTGGAACTGTTTCTTATACTGGCGCACCCGCAGGCGCACTTCAACAAATTGGTTATGCTGCTGGTAGAGAAGCAGCAGGTGTTTCATCAGGTGGCGGTTCAGGTGCGCTCAACGCAACTGGAAGTTCAACTGGTGTTGCAGGTGGTCGTGGACTTATATGCGGTGGCGGCGGTGCAGTAGCAGTAACAGGAACAAGCACGGGCGGTGCTGGTGGAACTGGTGATTTCTATGCTGGCGGCACTGGCTCATCAGGCACAGGAGTTTTATTCGGCGGTGGTGGCGGCGGTGCAGGTTACACATCTGCTGGCATAACACCTACAGACAATAACGGCGGAAACGGCGGTTCAGGTGGCGGTGGTGGCGGTGGGGCTTCCAATGCTGGTACTGCTGGCTCAGGCGGCAATGGCGTTGTTTATCTTTACTTCTAAGGAGTTCTAATGGCTATCAAATACGAATACAACTCACCTTGCTGCGGTCACTTCTATATTGAAGTCCGCAATCCAGAGGATGCTCAGGTTGTAACAAAGTGCAATGTTTGCGGACAGGGCGAGTATGAATTGACGGCGCAGACTGATGTGGATCAACAGACAATAGCATCGGAGTGATAAGCGATGGCAATCTATAACGAGAGCATTGCCTATAACGCTTCAAATATAACTTACAACGGCATCTGGAAAACAACTGGCTCAGGCTCAATTTCACTTGTTGGAACTGGATCATCAGCTCTTAGATTCGCCACAACAGGCTCTGCCTCAATCTCACTTGCAGCTTCAGCCACAGTCTCACTCACCTTCCCTTCCAATGGTTCAGGCTCAATCAGCCTTGCAGGGTCAGCAACAGTTTCTTATGCGACAACAGGCGCAGGTTCAATCGAAGTTGTTGGTTCAGGAACGATTCAAAAGATTTCCTATGCCACAACAGGCTCAGGTTCAATTTCCCTTGTTGCTACTGCCACAGGAACTCTTGCCTCACTTTCAGGCGCTGGCTCAATCAGCATCTCAGGTTCAGGAACTATCCAAAAGATTTCCTACACCACAACAGGCGCTGGTTCAATCAACCTCAGCGGACTTGCCACTGAAACTTTGTTCTTTGCAACAACTGGCTCAGGTTCCCTAACTCTTGCAGCTTCTGGATATGGTTACATCGGCGGCGCAACAATCAATAGTCGCTATCGAGTAGGCGCAACAATCGTTGAAAGAGTCAGAGTCGGGGCTACAATGAACCCCAACAAGACCTTGAGAATCGGATCAACAATCTTGGCAAGAATTCGAACAGGTTCGCAAATTAGCAATCGCGAGCGCTCTACTTCTACTATCACAAGGAGAACCCGATGACTTATGACTTGGGAGATGTTGTTCCTCTAGGAATAACGATTACCGATTCAACAGGTGCAAATGCAAACGCATCGGCTGTCACTTGCACAATCACTCTTCCTGACGGAACAACTTCGACAGGCTCAGTCACAAATCCTTCCACTGGTCAATACAACTGCGATTTCTCACCTTCCCAGACAGGAAGACACGCAGTTCGCTGGCTTGCCACAGGAACCAACGCTTCGGCTTATACCGATGAATTTACTGTTCGCGATTATGCTGATCTTGGTCTTCTTGGACTCGATGAAGTCAAGTCTCACTTGAATATCTCAGCCACAGACACAACCTTAGATGAGGAACTTCGCCGCTTCATTGATGCAGCAACAGATTTGGCTGAACAGTATCTTGGACAGATTCTAGGTCGCAGGACTTTCACAAATGAGCTGTATGACGGAGGAACTGAGTTCATCCGTATCCGCAATCCAAAGGTCATCTCAATCACTTCTGTATATGAGAACGATGCTTTGGTTTCATCTACTGCCTACAATTTGGACTATACAGGACAACGCCTTTATCGCATCGGGTCAGGAACCCTTTATGCAACCAACTCTTACGGCTATTGGACTGGCGGATTCAACAATATCAAAATCACCTATGTCGCTGGATATGTCAATCCTCCAATGGCTGCCAAGCAAGGTGTCCTTGAAATCATTCGTCACCTATGGCAGACACAGCGCGGCGCAATGAATGTGATGACCCGCAACCAGTCAGGCGATGACTTCTATCAGGGTTCAACATATTCACTTCCTCGCAGAGCGATGGAATTGCTCGATCCTCAATCTTTCCCAGGGCTTGCATAAATGGCAACCAGCGCACTTCCTTCTTTCATCAATGCAGTCATCACTCGACTCAAGGCAGACTCAAACCTGTCAGCAGTTCGAATCTTTGACGGCATCGAGATTGACCAGTCCTATCCAGGAGATGCAGTCTGCATCGGTCACGATGGCAATATGGAAGGCGATGAAGTAGTTGCCTCAAACTTTACTCAGGAATATCGCAACCTTGGCGCAGTTGGCAAGTTCGAAGATGGAATCGTCAACTGCTCGATGTGGGCTTGGGATGGATCAACAGACATCTCAGCTCGCAGAACTCGCGCAATGCAGGTTCTTGGTTATGTGGAAAACTCGATTCGCTCGGATGTTTCATTCAGTGGGGTTGTCATATACTCAGGGCTTGAAACAGCTCAGATGAGTTATCGCCAGACAACTGGCGGCGCTGCTGTTGTTCTCAACTTTTCACTCACTTATCGCGCAAAGATATAGGGAATCAAATGCCGAAAATCAAGAATATCTCGCCGCTTGGCGAACTTTATATTCCTTCACTCAATTTGACAGTGAAGGCAGGGGAAAGCGCTGAAGTCTCATCCGAGGCAGCAGCTTCATTGCTAGAACAAACCGACAATTGGGCAGCAGCCGACAAAGCCGCTTCCCTACTTTCCAACGCTCAATCCAACTAGGAGAATAAAATGGCAATTGGTTCAGGTATTGGCTCCCAACTTGGGATTGTAGCCGAGACAACTTTCAACACCCTCGTCACAGTTTCACGCTTCTACGAGTTCACTTCAGAAAATTTGAAGTATAACAAGAAGACAGCAGTGGGAATGGGTCTTCGCGCAGGTGGACTTCTTCCACGCTCTCAGCGCAGAGTAGTCACAACAACAGATGCTTCTGGTGACATTATGCTCGACCTTCCTTCACGCGGTCTTGGACTCTTGCTTTCACAGGCAATGGGATCAGCGCCATCTCCAACAACTGTGACAACTGGTGTCTATTCCTACGCCTTCACACTTGGCGATGTTTATGGTCGCTCATTCTCAGCACAGGTCGGCGTTCCACAATACGGCGGAACAGTTACTCCAAAGACTCTTGGCGGTTGCAAGGTTTCATCCTTTGAACTTGCAGTCTCAAACGCTGCAATCGCGACAGGAAAGTTCAACATCGATGCAGCTTCTTTGACCACAGGAGTATCACTCGCAACAGCATCATTTTCAAACTATGCAACAACCAACCTCTTCAACTTCGCACAAGGCGCAATCACAGTTGATGGATCATCAGTTGCCAACATCAAGGATTTCTCCATCACAGTTGACAATTCAATCAAGACAGATCGTTACAACCTTGGATCAGCGGGTATCAAGGCAGAGCAGACAATCAACGGCTTCCGCAAGATTTCAGGCAAGTTGACTGCTGAATTCACAGACACAACACTCTTCGCTAAGTACCTATCAGATGCGACAACAGCTCTTGTCCTTACCTTCACAGGAGGCGCAATCGCTGGCGGTCAGACAGAGAAGCTCATCATCAATGTTTCAGCAGTCAAGTTCGATGCTGATACACCAAATGTTGCAAGTCCAGGAGTCATCGATCTTGCAATGTCATTTGAAGCCTATGATGACGGCTCAAACCAGCCATTGACAATCACCTATCAGACAGCAGATGCCGCACTGTAATGGCTGATAATGCCTTTGAAATTGACATTACCAGCAAGGATTATGCTCGATTCTATTCTGCAACCAGAAAAGTCGAACCAGACATCACAAAGGCACTTCGCAAACGATTGACAACTATTGCAAAGCCAATCACAGCCCAAGTCAAGCAAGCAGCCTTGTCTCTACCATCCAAGCAGGGGGGGATGGCAGAAATGGGTGGCAGAGGTGCAGGGGGTCTTGGTCTAAGGCAAGGAATAGCAGCAGCAGTTGAACAAAAAATTCGACCAACAGGCAAAAACGGACTCAATGTTCGCATTCGAGTTTCTGGCACAAAGTTTGCCGAGAAGACTGGCAAGCCTCGCAAACTTCCTCGCTATGTTGAAGGATTTTCAAAGAAACCTTGGAGACATCCAGTTTTTGCTGATAGCGGGGCAACCAAAGGAACTTGGAAGGGTGTTTGGGTTATTCAACCCGCAACCCCATTTCTTGTCCAAACAGTCTTGCCGCACAAACCAGAATTTCGTGAAGCGGTATATGATGCCTTCGTGGATGCAGTGCATTCATCTGGAATGTTAGATTCACCAACAGAATAAGGGGAAGCAATGCCATTGGTAATCAGGGAGAAGTCTTATGACATCCCAAAAGAAAACGGATCACCAGCTCCAACAGGTCGGGAAATCATCGAGATTGAAAACGCTTTCAACCTTGACGGATTGACCCTACTTGGAACGCTGGCAAATGATGAGCCAAGCAAATTGCAGGGTTATTCAAAGGTCAAAGCGCTCTACGCAGTTGCGTGGATTGCTATGAGTCGAGCAGGGGAAACCTTGTCCATCGATGATGTCTTGAATGAATATGCAATTGATGAAATTTTGATGAAGGATGCTCCAGAAAAAAAAGAAGTAGAAGCCGACTCGTAAGGGGAGGCACATTGGGCAGGATTAGGTCAAACCTTCCTCTCCTGATGCACACATATCCAGGCATCACGCCTTTCAATGTGTGGGATATAGAACTTGAAGTCATCAATGATTTGATTGAGGCTGCACAACCAAAAGACTAGGAGATCACGATGGCATTCGATGCTTCCATTGGCGTGAACCTGATTGGTCGCGATGTTTCGGCTTCTAGTGCAATCAAGGGCGTAGGCGATACAGCCAAATCAACCAGCGACCAGATCAAAGATGCAGGAGCCAAGGCTGGAATCGCTTTTGCAGCAATCAGCGCTGGCGCTCTTCTGGCAGCCAAGTCAGCAGCTGAAGATGAACAACAAACATCTCAGTTGGTCAATACTTTGAAGAATGTCACTGGCGCAACCGATGCCACTGTCAAATCTGTTGAGGATTACATCAACAAAACGACACTGGCAACTGGTATCGCCGATGACAAACTTCGACCAGCATTCCAGCGCCTTGTGCAATCGACCAAAGATGTTGGAGAAGCCCAGAAGCTGACCAACCTTGCAATGGAAATTGCAACAGCCAAGCACATCGATGTTCAGGCAGCAGCAAATGCTCTCGCCAAAGCACACGATGGAAACCTTGGCGCACTCAAGCGCCTTGGTGTTTCACTCGATGAAACCACTGTCAAGAATAAAGATTTCGGTGCAGCAGTTGTTGAACTTGGAGATCAGTTCAAGGGTTCCTTGGCTGCAAATGCCGACACTGCGGCTGGCAAATTGCAGATTATGCAGAACTCAATGAATGAGGCGAAGGAATCGATTGGCTATGCCTTACTTCCAGCGCTGACATCATTGACTGGCGTATTTCAGAAAATTGCTCCATTTATTCAAGAACACGCAGATTTGATTGGCAAGGCTGTTCTCGTAGTCGGAGCTCTGACTGGGGCGGTTATGCTCGCAGGAGCTGCGGTCAAGGCGTATGAGACCATCACAAAGGCGATGGCACTTGCGCAAGGATTGCTCAATGCTGTGATGAGTGCAAACCCAATTGGTTTGGTTGTCATCGCAATTGCAGCACTTACTGCCGCACTCATCCTTGCCTATCAACATTCAGAAACTTTCCGCAACATTATCACTGGCGCATTTGATGCAGTCAAAGATGCAGCATCAGCTGTTGCCAAGGCTGTCTCATTTGCTTTCAATGCAGCCCTTGGCGGAATCAAGACGGAAATCAACGCAGTCATCGCAATGGCAAACCTTGCAATCCGCGCCTTGAATTCAATTCATATCAACATCCCATCGTGGATTCCTGGACTTGGCGGCAGGTCATTCGGCATCGATCTCCCAACAATTCCAATGCTTGCCGATGGCGGCATCGTAACCAAGCCAACTTTGGCAATGATTGGTGAAGCAGGAGCCGAAGCTGTAGTTCCACTCTCAAAGGGTGGATTCGGTGGCGGCATCAATGTCACTGTCAATGTCGGTGGTTCAGTAGTTCAGGAACAAGATTTGGCGGTATCGGTTCGCGATCAGATTGCAATTTTGATGCGCCGAAGAGGACTCAATCCATCAATCCTGGGGGTCTAAATGTCACTGCTTGACGGCACAAATGCTCCGACAATCTCGGTTGATTTTGACTTAGGGAATAAAGGGTATTTCACTCTTGGAATTTCCTTACTTGGTGGAAGCGATGTTCTTGGCGCTCCAGCGACAACTCAATGGTCAACCATTACAACAACAGACATTCGAGCAATCACTATTCGCCGAGGTCGTACTCGTGAAGATCAAGTCAATCAGCCAGGAGCCTTGAGCCTTACTCTTGAAAATTATACAAGCCAATATGACCCCGACAATTCATCTTCTTCTTATCAATGGAACGGATATTCAATCCTTACAAGAGGAATGGGTGTTCGAGTCAGAGCAACTTGGTCAGGAACTGACTATGTAATCTATCGAGGCTATCTTGAACAATTAGACACTGACATGAGCCTTGATCCAGTTGTGGTGATGCAATTTACTGATGCACTTGCCAAGATTGGCTCATATACAGTTGCAGCCATTTCCTCGGCTTATTCAGGAGATACCACTGCAACTCGCGTGGGTCGAATCCTTGATGCTGCTGGTTGGGATGCTTCTTTGCGTTCTCTGACTGGCTCTCGTCAAATGAAGCCAACAACTTATGGCGCAACAGCTCTTGCACTATCTGAAGAAGCCAACAATTGCGAATATGGGCGCTTCTATGCTGACAGGCAGGGAAACATCACTTTGCTTCCTTATGAATCACTCTTGACCACGCCATATCGCTTTACTCTTTCCGATAGTCGCGCTACAGGGACAATTGAATATGACTCTATCGGCACAAACCCAGGAGCTAAATATCTGACAAATACTGTTGTCCTAACTCAAGATAATAGCAATTCTCAGACTGCCACCAATACGGCTTCAGTCGGGCGTTACGGAACAGCGCAGAAGGCAGTCACTGCTCCTTTGCTCAACAATTCAGATGCACTCACAATGGCTCAAATTTATGCCGACAAAAATGCGTTGCCTTCGACTCGCGTAGATCACATTGAATTTGATGCGTTAGGAATCAGCACACTTTGGTCTTCCTTGCTTCAGACAGACCTTGGGGACAATGTGATTGTCGAACGCACAACCATCGATGCTCGCAACAGAACTTTCACATCTATTGTCGAGTCAATAGACCTCGACATTACTGCTTTTTCGTGGCGTGTAGGATTAGACTTGTCTCCATCAGCTCGAACAGGCATCTTTATTTTGGGAACTTCCACACTCGGCGGTTCTGACACCCTCTGGTACTAAGGAGAAAAAATGGCAACTGGATTCCCAGTCAAAGGCACAGGTGGAGGAACCACTTATGCAAACGGCAACGCACTTTCAGCATCGGATCTCAATGATGGATTCGGAACGCTCAACTTGCTTGCCGCTTTCTATACAGGAAACCCTGCTCTTTTGGGCGCACTTGAGACTTGCAATGTTGTGGCATCAGCTGCAACTGGAACAATCAATGTCGATGCCAAAACTTCAACTGTCTGGTATTACACAACCAATGCCAGTGCCAACTTTACTTTGAACTTTCGAGGCAATTCAGGAACAACGCTTGCATCTATTCTTGCAACTGGTCAATCAATCACCATTGTCTTCTTGAATACCAACGGAGCAACTCCTTACTACCCAACAGTCATTCAAGTTGATGGATCAACAGTAACCCCAAAATGGCAAAGTGGCACAGCTCCAAGCGCAGGAAACGCATCAGCAATCGATGCCTACTCCTTCACAATCATCAAGACAGCAGCAACTCCGACATACACAGTCATCGGTTCACAAACAAAGTTTGCATAAGGGGTCACAATGCCAATTCTAGGAAGTTTTGCAGATGGATCAGCAAGAGCATTTGGATTGACGGCTGGAAGTTTGCCCATAGTTACTGGTGGCACTCTTACTTCTGATGCCACTTACTATTACAGAACTTTTACTTCCAGCGGAACTTTTACAGTTTCAAACGCAGCACTTATTGCTGATGTTCTTGTTATTGCTGGTGGTGGCGGCGGCGGTGGTGATGTTGGAACTTCTGGCGGTGGCGGCGGTGCAGGAGGTGTACTTGGTTTTTCATCTCAATCATTGTTCGGTTCTCTGACTGCAACAGTTGGAGCTGGTGGTTCAGCAGCAGCACCTCAAAGTGGTTCAGGAAATAATTCACAATTAGGATCTCTAACCGCGTCAGTTGGCGGTGGTGCAGGTGGTAGCGGTAATAGAAACGGAATCAATGGTGGTTCTGGTGGCGGTGCAGGACAATATTCAAGTACCAATGGAACTGGAACATCTGGGCAAGGAAACAACGGCGGCACTCAGCCAATTGGTGCATCTCCTTATCCTTCAGCTGGCGGTGGTGGAGCAGGTGGTGTGGGTGGCAATGGTTCAGCTGGCGGTGGTGGTACAGGTGGCAGCGGTGTGAATACTGTTACAAATTATGGATCCCTTACTGCAACATTTTCTGCAACAGGTTTGGGAGTCAGCGGTTATCTTGCTGGCGGTGGCGGTGGTGGTACTTTTTACAATTCACCTGGCGGCGCAACAGCGGGTGGCGGTGCTGGTGCACTGGGATCTATCAATGGCTCAGGTGGTAATGGAACTGCAAACTCAGGCGGTGGCGGTGGTGGTACAGGTGGTGCAAACCCTGGTCCAATTACTAATGGTGCGGGCGGTTCAGGTGCAATTGTTGTTCGTTATCTGAAAACGGCGGTGTAATAATGGCTCATTGGGCAGAATTGAATTCAAGCAACAAAGTCACGCGTGTTCTTGTTGGTGATAACAACGACTCAAACGGCGATGAAGGCTACAAGTGGCTTATTGACAATCTTGGTGGCACTTGGATCAAGACTTCTTACAATGCAAAGATTCGTGGCAAATATGCAGGAATTGGCGATACTTATGATGCCGACAAAGACATATTCGTAGCGCCTCAACCATTCCCATCATGGATTCAAGATGGTTCATTCTGGAAAGCCCCTGTTGAGATGCCTGTCGATGGCAAAGATTATCGATGGGATGAAGCAACAACATCTTGGATTGAAATTACCGAATAACCCTTCTCAACCCCTAGGAGAGACAAATGTCAGTCACATCTGCAAACTACACAATCACAACAACCCCAAGTCAAGTCTTTATGGGTAACGGCGCGACAAATGTGTATCTTCACAGTTCATCAGGAACTTGCTTCCTTGGCGATTCCAATGTGACTCCATCAACAGGTTATCAAATGGATTCGGGTGACAAATTGGTTCTTTCAACTCACGAATCGGCAATTTACGCTTGCACATCAACTGGAACAACAATTGTGAAAGTTTTGATTGTAACCAAATGAGTTCAGATGTAGCAACAATCATCTATTCCTATTTTTTCGTGACAGTGGCAGTTCTTGCTGGCATCAGCGTGGTTGCAAGACACACAATCCGAACCCACACTGATGAACTCAAGGATCAACTCTCTCGAATCAATTACGCTCTCTACAACGACGGGCAGACTGGTCTCATCAACAAGGTCGATCAATTGATTGAGAATCAGCAAGCCATCAAGCTCGATGTGGAAATCATGAAGGTCAAGACCGAAACCAAGACAAGAGCGAGAGCCAAATGAGCCTGACCTCATCAAATGGCTGGACAGCCTCAGCGAATCAAGCAGAAATTGGCATCAAAGTCTTCACAGTCATTGGCGGCGCAAAGCCAGTCAAACTCAGATGCGCCTCGGCAGTTGCTCCATTACTGGTTGCAGCTTGCAAGGAATGGAATGAGCGAGTTGAGAAGTTAGAGCCAGGCGAAGTTCAGGGATACGCCTTCCGCGATGTCAGGGGAGGCGCTGGAACTTTATCCAATCACGCCTCTGGCACTGCTGTTGACATCTTTCCTGCTCGCCATCCTCAAGGCAGTGCCGATGGCAATCTAAGCAAAGATCAGCAAGCTGCAATCCTAGACATTTGCAAGAAGTACGGATTGCGATCAGGTGGCACTTACAAGAACGCCAAGCCTGATTGGATGCATATTGAAATCAACATTACGCCAGTCGAAGCAGCGAAACTCGTTGCTTCTTTGAGAGGATAGGGATATGAAACTAGACACCAAGAAAATCAACGCGCTTCTCGTTACCTATGGAAGCCTCGCTCTTCCAGTAGCAATTGCAGCGTTCGCAATGAATGCAAGCACCTTGGTCAAGGTTCTTTCCTTCGCTTCAGGCTTGCTTCCAGTTATCGCTCGTCAAGCAAATCCAAAAGACCCATTCACAGTCAATCTTCTTGCAATAGCAAAGACCGAAATCGATGCTGAACTTGCAAAGCAGAAAAAGCCAAAGGCGTAACCTTTGAACATTCAGGGCTTGACACTCAACCCTGAAACCAAGCAAGTAGCTTTGCATCTCGCCGAGAAGACCTTCGAGCGCTATAGAAACAATCCTGGACATTACAGGAACACTCTCTCTAGCCACCTTGTCGGTCATCTCGGCGAATTTGCTGCATTCATCTGGCTTCGAGATAACGGCTTCGAGCCAGAGGCAGCATTCTCTGATCCGAGCAAAGACAAAGAAGCTGACATCAACACCAATGTCGGGCGCATAGAGGTCAAGACTTGGAGTGAAAGATATTGGGAGCAGTGGGGGCGCTGTGTCTCAGTTTCCCAGTATGCTTCCATCAAACGGAAGGCAGACTTCATCTTCTGGTTATCAGTTGATGAGGTAGATTCCGATACACCAAAAGTTGCTTTCAGGGGTTGGTGCGAGGTTGACATCTTTGAGGGAATGTCACCTATTATGACTGGGGATCCTGGCAGAGAAGTCAGGAATTACCAATTGCACCCATCTGCGCTGAAGCCAGTTGAAGAGATGGAGAAGTTGCATGGATCGAGAGAAGACTCTTAGCGAAGCGATTCGCCTCACAATGAATGACAGAAATGAATCCTACGATGAACCACTACGCAATCACACACGCATTGCAAAGATTTGGTCGGTTATCTTAGGAATTGAAATTGATGCGACTCAGGTTGCGCTCTGCATGGCTGGGCTGAAACTGGCTCGCCTTGCCTACAAATACGATGACGATTCTTTCATCGATCTCTGCGCTTATGCAGCAATCGCCAATGAGGTTCGTCAATGAGAAATCTTGTTGTTCTAGTTCCTAGCCGAAATCGACCACAGAACATTGCTGACTTGATTCAGGCGTTCGAAAAGACCGAGACCGAATCAGATTTGATTGTCATTGTCGATGACGATGAACCTCAGATGGATGCCTACTTGCAACTCGGTTGCGATGTGCTGATGGTCGAAAAGCGTGGCAAGGGAATGGCAAAGCCATTGAACTTTGCTGCTCGACACTATGCTCACAAATATCGACACTTTGCATTCCTTGGCGATGATCACAGACCACGCACAAAGAACTGGGATGTTCATTTCATCAACGCTCTCGATGAACTAGGCACTGGCTTGGTCTATGGAGACGACTTGTTGCAGGGTGAGAATCTTGCAACTGCTGTGGCAATGTCTGGCGATATTGTCAACGCTCTGGGTGGCATGGTTCCCCCAGACATGATTCACTTATATTTGGACAACTTCTGGATGACACTCGGCAAAGACTTGAATGCTCTCCGCTATATCCCAGAAGTTGTCCTTGAACATTTGCATCCTATTGCTGGCAAAGCCGAATGGGATGAAGGCTATCGAGATGTCAATGCTCAGGAAATCTACTCAGCCGACAAGCAAGCACTCGATGACTATCTGGCGAGCGATGCCTATTTCAAACTTCTTGAGGCACTTAGATGAAAATTCTTATCACTGGCGATGCTGGATTCGTAGGCAGAGCATTTCGCAGGAAGTTTGAGGCAGAAGGTCACGAGATAGTCGGCATCGATATTGCAAACAAATTGCCGATGGATGCTCGCGACTTCTTTCGCAAGGACAACACTTACTTTGACAAGGTGATTCATCTTGCAGCAGTTGTCGGCGGTCGCAAGATGATTGAAGGTTCCCCACTGGCTTTGGCTGTGGACTTGTCGATCGATGCCGAGATGTTTGGTTGGGCGCTTCGAACAAAGCCAGGCTGCATCACTTACTTCTCATCCTCGGCTGCTTATCCAACAGCTCTGCAAACTGCCGATGTCAGTCAGATATTGAAAGAATCGGATATTGATTTGAATGAGATCAAGACTCCAGACATGACTTATGGTTGGGCGAAGTTGACTGGCGAAATGCTTGCATCTCATGCCAGAGCGCAGGGATTGACTGTTCATGTCTATCGACCATTCTCAGGATACGGAACTGATCAGGCACTGGACTATCCATTTCCATCTTTCATCGCTCGTGGCTTGGCAAAGTCTGATCCATTTGAGATTTGGGGAACTGGCAATCAATGTCGAGACTTCATCCACATTGATGATGTTGTGGCAGCAGCCGAGGCTGGCTGTGAGGCTGGCATTGAAATTGCCAATCTCAGCACAGGAATTGCCACCTCATTCAATGACTTGGCTCGCATGGTCGCAAAGGTCGCTGACTATGAGCCACGCTTCCAGAACCTACCTGCCGAGCCTTCAGGGGTCGATTACAGGGTAGGAGACCCCACCTTGATGAATTCCTTCTACACCCCACAGATAAGCCTTGAGGAAGGCATCCAACGCGCTTTTGCTGGCTTGTAGCTGACCCTCGCCCCAGTTCGCCAGCAAAATAGAAAAGACCCCCATCGGCTTCGGCTGGCGGGGGTCTTTTCGCTCTCTGTGAGGAACGACACGCCGAAAAATACTTCTTGGCAATTGTTCCCAATTTGACTTGTCGGGTGTATTGTTTACCTCAAGAGAAGGAACAAGGATCCTTCACCAAACAGGGAGAACCAAAATGGCAACAACAACAAAGACAGTTTCAACAGAACGCTTTTGGATTTCAGACGAAGGCGAAGTTACTTGCGAAAAGCATGGCGGAATGTATTTGATGTCAGCAATCAAAGCAAAACCAAAAGCAATCACACACAAAACTCCACTTGATACTTGGTCACTTTATTTCACACACCTTCTTGGTGGCGAAAATCTTCAATGCGAATCTTGCACATATTTTGCATCAAAGGCTTCTGTCTAATGGCAATTCAACTCGACATCACAGTTCAGGATTTATCTTTCCTCTACACAGCGAAGATGAAGTGGGATGCAGACTTTGCGACTCAACTTCCACGCTTTGAGCCAGTCAAAGGCGAGCCAATCTGGGACAGGTTCACCAACGCTTATTGGCTACCTGATTGGACAACAGCGATGATATTTCGTTCTTTCCTCACATCAGTTCAAGCTGAATTTCAAATCCTTTTAGACAATGCAGACGGCATCGATCCTTATGTCGTTCTCTGCGGTTGGGAGTTCTAATGACTCGCGCAACCAATGCAGAATTTGAAGCATGGAAAGCAGAGTGCATTGCTAATCCAGTAAAGTTGGATTCTTTGCCAAGAAGCGTTGCACAGATGTGGCGCAAGCAATGGGGCATCAATGGCACAACAGTTTCAAAGACTTCATCAACCCGAATCCTTGCCAAAGGCGTGGGATTCTCACTTGAACTCAACGAGCAATCCACCATCGAGCAGATCATTGACTTTGCCTTTCAGCTTCAAATGATGCGAAGTGCAGAAACCATCAATGACGAGATTTGGATGATGGGGGCGCAATCCATCAAGGAGTGGCTCTTGGATCACGATATGACTTGGGAAGCATTTCTTGCAAATATGAAAGAGCAGGTTTCACAATGAATCTATTCATCATCATCATCGCAACACTCGCATTCTTGCCAATGGTTCTTTGGTTAGATGGCGAACTCAACAAGAATGACGATTTCCTCGAAGTCGAGGAATGGCACAACTTCCAAACAAAGATGGGAAAGAAATAAATGGGAATCGATGTCGCACCAGCAACAGTTGCTTGGATTCTGTTCACACTAGGAATCTCAGGCTTTGCATATCTCATTGGCGGGTTCGTGTATTGGAATCAGCGTGAAGAAGAAGTCAAAGAATTGAAATCAGATTTGAATTGGGCATATCGCGAAGCTGATGAAGTTCGCGAAGCACTTCACTCTTGCGCTTGCCGATCCAAGCGCAAACCTTCTGCGAAGGCATAAATGAGCAGAGCCAAGCAGAAGGGGACAGCAGCCGAGTCAGCGCTCGTCAAATTCCTCGTGGGACAGGGTTTTCCTGGCGCGGAAAGACGAGCGTTGACTGGCTCTTTCGACCAAGGTGACATCACAGGTACACCTTGTCTTGCGTGGGAAGTAAAGAATCACACAACCTACAAAATTCCTGCTTGGATCAAAGAGACTGAATTTGAGCGAGTCAATGCCAAGGCAGACTTCGGCATTCTCGCAATCAAACCAAATGGCGTTGGCTTGTCCAACGCTGGTCAATGGTGGGCTGTTCTGCCGATGGAGGCGATGGTTCGCCTTCTTCGTGAGGCAGGATACGGAGACCCGCTATGACATTGCTGGCACTTCTCAACGCTCCATCATTTCCAGAAGCCAAGTGCATGGAAGAAGACCCAGATTTCTTCTTTCCTGACTCCAAGGTAGAATGGGAGGAGCGCCATGAGCGCCTTCAAGAGTTGTGCAACAGCTGCATTCACAAAGCCAGTTGCCTTTCATTCGCAATCGACAATCAAGAGACAGATGGATTCTGGGGAGGAATGACCCCACAGGAAAGAGAACATCTGATGACAAAGAAGGAGGATGGAACCAGAAGGTTCAGGGAAATTCAGGAATACCTATCAAGAGGCTTGACCAAAGAGGAAATCGCTCGCAAGTTGAAAATTCAACTCGCATCTCTTGAGCGAACTTTGGAGAGAGCCAAGAGGAAAGGACTTGATCAATGAGTCGTTCAGTTTCATTGACCATCATCAGCATTTCAACAATCTGTCTGATGGTTGCAGTTAGCATCACCAGTGGGCTTGCATTTTCCAGTGCAACCCACAAAGTCAAAGTTGTCATTGTCCAGGCACAGCCTGTTCTCAATGACCAGCAGAAGGTTCAAGAGTTCGTTCACGAGCTGATGGTCAAGCGCCAAGCCAACTGCTTATTGTGGATTTTCACCAAGGAAAGCCACATCAATCCAAAAGCAAAGAATCACTCTTCAACAGCTAAGGGCGTAGGTCAGTTGTTGGAGTCAACATATAGGAACATCGGCTTGAAGCATTCTGCCGATCCACTTGCACAGGTAGTCGCATCGATTGCCTACATATCTCGCCACTATGGAGCTGACGGCGCTTGCGCTGCCAAATCCTTCTGGCAAAAGCACAGTTACTACTAGAAGGGAAACCAGGGGAAATGTCAACACAAATCAACTTGCAAATGGTTGATCTCGATTCAACAGCATCAGCATTCCTTTCCGCTTACATCGAGGCGAAAGCCAAGGTCAAGGAATGGGAAGAAAAGGCTGACATCGCTCGCGCTCAAGTTGAGGCAGCGATGGGTGATTGCGAGGTCGGCTTGGTCAATGGTCGCGAGGCTGTTCGCTGGACAACAGTGGAAAGCAATCGCATCGATACCAAGAAGATTCGCGAACTTCTGCCACCAGAGATGGTCGCAGCAATCGAAGTCACATCAGTTTCACGCCGATTCTCCATTGTCAGTGAGGACTAATGTTCACACCTCTTGGAGATGATGCTTCGAATCTGGCTGACAGAATCAAAGCAGTTGTCAACAATCGCTCAGTCAATGCGCCTCGCTCACAACAGAAGCGCATTGGCTTGAGTGAAGTTGGCGAAATATGTGTGAGGAAGACTTCATACAAGCTGCTCGATTGGGAGAAGACCAATCCCGCCACTGATCCTTGGGCGAGTATTTCAGGGACTGCAATCCATGCGTGGCTTGCCGATGCCTTTGAGGAATTTCCTGACCAGTATCTTGTGGAGCATCCAGTCAAGGTCACAGATGAACTTGCTGGAACAGCTGATCTCTTTGACATCGAGCAGAAGATGGTCATCGATCATAAATGTGTCGGAGCAACTTCTATGCGCTCACGCAAGAAAGATGGGATGACCCATCAGCAGAGAATTCAAATCAACCTCTACGCACTCGGCTTGGAGAATGAAGGTCACGCAGTTGAGAAGGTGGCGCTCGCTTTCTATCCACTTGGCGGCAGACTCGATGGACTTCACACGATTGTTGAGCCTTACAATCGCCAGTTGGCACTTGATGCCATTACTAGACTTCAGGACACACAGGTTCTGCTCTGGCAGTTAGATCCTGAAGGCACACCAAAGAATTGGGATTTGATTCCTATGACACCAAGCAAGTCTTGCAGTTATTGTCCTTGGTTCTTGCCATTCTCACAGGATGGCTCCAAGGGTTGTCCAGGGGAGGTCAACGCAGCATGAGTCCAGTTTATGAATATCGTTGCACAAGTTGTTCAACCAAGATTGAACAAAAGCGAGCAATTGATGACACGACACCCGCGCCAATCTGCGGAGATTGCCTTATCTCTATGGAGCGAGTATTTTCAGCGATCCCAGTTCACTTCAGAGGCTTTGGGTTCTACAAGACAGATTCGAGGCGATGATGGCTTTCAAATGGGAAACAGAATGCTTCTTGTGCAAAGCCAACAAGCCGATTCAGCACATCATCGGGAAGGAACCTTACTGCGATGAATGCTACGAAAAGGTTGTCAAGCGCAAATGAATCAACAATATATTTCCGAACTTCTAACAAAGGCAGAATCTCTTTTGGGATTCATCACATCAGAATTGGCTTCATCCGAAGTCAGTGCAACACCCCTACCAAAGAAGGAGGACTGTCAATGACAAGTCCATTCACATCACCATCATCATCAAGTGGTGAATCAGTAAAGCCAGCAGACCTTCAGGGTCATCTGCTGATCATCAAACCTGTCGAATATAAGACAGGAATTCAAACCTCATTAGGCGAGGCTGAAGCAATCGAGGTTGACATCGTTGATCTTGATACACAAACCGAACACACATCAGTGTTGTTCTTCAATGTCGCACTCCGCGCAGCTCTCAAGTCCAATATCGGCAAGTCAGTTCTTGCCAAGATTGGTCAAGGAGTTGCCAAGCCAGGCAAATCAGCACCTTGGATTCTCATCGATGAAACAGGCAACGCTGACTCAGTAGCCAAGGCAACCGCCTATCTTGCTGGAGGCATTTCTGCTCCAGCACAGGCTGCGCCAGTGGCTGCAAACACTGTAGTCAATGGAGTCGAATTGACTCCAGAGATTCAAATGTTGATGGCTAAGTTGGGCGCAAAGCCTTTCTAACCACACAATACATTTGCGATTGATTGTGTGAAAGTTAGCCTTTCGAGTTCACACATTCGGGGCAATCGCAAATCCATTGGCAGGTGCATCGCAGGAGAAGGCGATTCGGGTTCGATTCCCGACAATGGGCGCAAGACTTACAAGAGAAAAGGGGCGGGGATGAACTTTCCAGAAATAGTCATTGGTTATCTCATCAGCATCAATCTGATTGGATTGGTTCTCGGTATTTACGGACTCGGCATGGCAAAGGGATGGTGGAAATGAGCATCGCAATGGATGGATCTGATGAGAGCGCAGGTTGCACTTGCGATGTCGGACTCACACAATCACAACTGAACTTCCTCCGCGAAGAGCTGACGAAATGGCTCAATGAACAGCATCTGACATTTCAACCTGAACAATGGCGCAAGGGATTTCATGAGGCGATGAGAATCGCGTTGGCGAACATCATGCTTTTGACAGAGCCGAAGATGCCAGTTGTTGAAGAAATCGAAGAAGAGGATGAGTAGGCTCAACCCTCCGCGATGGAAACGGACAACGCCTTTCGTCAAGGAGTGCCAGTTCTATCTTGACAATGGCTTTGGCGAATTTGAGCAATGCGATGCGAAGTCTGAACATGGAATTTATTTTGGAGATTATCAGATAGTCAAGATGGTCAGTCTTTGCAAGTTTCATACGATATATCAGGAAAGTTTATGGGTCGGGGGAATGGAATGAATCCAGTATTGCAAGCAGCGCTCGCATTTGCCGAGGCAGGTGTCTCGGTTGTGCCAGCATCGATGGATGGATCGAAAGCGCCGATTGGCTCTTGGAAGAAGTATCAGCTCGCGCCAGCCGACCACGAACAGTTGGTGAATTGGTTCTCAGGTAATGCAACAGGCTTGGGAATCGTCACTGGATTCGTCAGTGGCAATCTTGAAATGGTTGAACTTGAAGGTCGAGCAGTGGCAGAAGGTTGCCTCGATGAAATCAGAGAAATCGCAATCAACTCAGGGCTTGAAGAGCTGTGGACAATCATCTCCACTGGCTATGTCGAGCGCACTCCATCAGGAGGAATCCATTTCCTTTGGAGAATCGCAGATGAGCCAGTTCCAGGCAACACCAAACTTGCTCGCCGACCAGGAGAGAACGATTCAGTCTTGGTCTATGCCGAGACAAGAGGCGAAGGGGGATTTGTAGTCACAGCGCCTTCTCATGGATCAGTGCATCCATCGGGTCAGCCTTGGCAGTTGCTTGTCGGCTCACCTGCCTCAATTCCGATGCTTTCATGGGAAGAGCGCGAGGCGATGATTTCAGTCTTCAGATCAATTGACTCCATGCCAGAGCGCGAAGCAATTGTGAATTCACTATCGACTCACTCGCAATCAACTGGAGAAAAGCCAGGTGATGACTTCAACAACAAAGGCGATTGGCAAGAAATCCTGAAGGGTTGGAAGAAGGTCTTCACAGCAGGGGGTGTGACTTACTGGCGCAGACCAGGCAAAGACACAGGAATCTCGGCAACAACTGGGCGCAACGATGCGGACAATCTCTATGTCTTCACATCATCGACAACATTCGAGCAGGAAAAGCCCTATTCAAAGTTCGCAGCATTTGCACACCTTGAACATGGCGATGACTTCTCAGCTGCTGCAAAAGACCTGCGCTCTCGTGGCTATGGATCACAATCTTCTTCCTTACCTAGTATCAGCGAACTGCAAGAGCTGAAAATAAAGCCAAGCCTGACAGTTGTTCCCGATGTCGATTCAGATCATGTCGAGCAGGTCAGAGAACGCTCTAGTTGGTATCCAAAGCCTCTCGACCTTGAAGGGGAGATTGAAGTGCCAGCGCCTGAATTCCTTTCACGCAATGATGGTCATCGCCTCTTCTATCGTGGCAAAATCAACGCACTCCTTGGCGAATCAGAATCGGGCAAGACTTGGGTTGCACTTCTTGCAGTCAAGCAAGCGTTGGAAATTGCGCAAAGGGTCATCTATCTCGATTTTGAAGATTCAAGCAAAGGCATCTTGGCTCGACTTCGCTCACTCGGCGTTGAAGATAAGCGATTCGCCAATTTCACCTATGCCAACCCAGACCAGAATCTCACTCTCGAAGAGAGAATCGACCTAGTGGATGCGCTCGCAGAGATTCAGCCAGAACTCATCATTGTCGATGGGGTCAACGCTGCCATGACTTTGCTCAATCTCGAACTCACCAGCAATCGCGATGCGACATTCTTCAGCCAGCAACTTCTCAAGCCTCTGGCGGGTTCTGGCGCGTGTGTCATCACCATCGATCATGTGCCGAAGTCAAAGGACAATCGCGGGAACTATGCCATTGGCGCTCAAGCCAAGCGAGCAGACATCAATGGTTGCGCCATCGCTGTCGAGGTCACTTTGCCATTTGGTCGAGGCATGAATGGAGAGCTGAATCTGAAGGTGACAAAAGACCGACCAGGAGCAGTTCGAGAGAACTCCAAAGAAGCCAAATTCGCTGGCACAGTCCAATTGAGATCCACCATCGATGGAATGGTCACAATGGTCATTGAAAGCCCGCAAATGGCTTCTGGAGACCGCACAAGACCAACGCATCTGATGGAGCAGGTCAGCAAGACTCTTGAAGGTGCAGCAATGCCACTTTCCAAATCTGCTGTGATCAAGGAGGTCAAGGGCAAGACAGAATGGGTGATGATTGCGATTCAGAACCTCATCGATGAGAAATATGTTGTCATTGAGAACGGCTCTCGAAACGCTTTGAACCTCAAATCACTTCGCCCATATCGAGAAGCTGATGATTCTGCCAGTGGCATTTCGACCTTTGAATTCAAAGAAGTCGACAATGCGTGACGATATTCTGACCCTTTCCCACCCTTTCCCACCCTTTCCCGAGAAAGGGTCAAGCACCCTTTCCCCATTTCCCCCCTCTATAGGGGGAAAGGGAAGGGGTCGAAAGTTGAGCGTAAATCATGTCTGAGTCATTCATTTCCACACTGCCTGTTTCCAAGCTCTGCGCCAGGTGCAAAGGTTGGATTCTCGAATGCTTCATCGATGGCTTTGAGACCAAACTTGAGCCGACTCCACTCAACTTCGCCGAAGAGCTGAAAATGAGATTTGAGGGCAGAAGGATCTATCAGACACTCGGCACTGTGGAGCCGATTCTCGTCAAGCGAACAGGCGCTCACATTGCCAAGGCTGATGAGCGAGCAAAAGTCTTGGCAGTTCACAGTTGCAAGACCCCGACCTACTTCGAGCCATCCCCGCTCTTTGAAACCGCCACCCAATCCGAGACCGAAGGAATCCCATTTTAGATGACTGACACAATCTGCACCCTTTGCAACAAGGTCGTTCAAGCTGCTGGACTTTGCCCTCGATGTCAGGGCAAGTTGCATCAGATGCTTGACGATTTGGGCGAGTTCTGGCTTGGCGCTCACGATGAGTTGTTGCCAGGCAAATCAGGAAATGGCGGCAGATCATCAGAACGCACAATCGGGCTGAATGTGGCAGCGCTGTCATTCATTGCAGGGCATGACATTCTTGGCTTCCTCCACGAATGGGAGAAGCTGATTCGAGAAGAGCGAAGCCTGACTCCACCAGCATTGATCAAGAAGCCTGAGTCACTAGGGGCAGAGATAGACGATGCCATCAAGTTCTCGCAGATTCATTTGGCGTGGTCAGGTCAGCAGGATTGGATTGCAGATTTTGCCTCAGAGTTGAAAGATATTCATTCTCAAGGAATGGGAGCAGCTCGAAAGTTTGTGGAGAAGACTCGGCGCATTCCATGTCCAGCAGAAACAGGCGAAGGCAGTTGCGGGAATCTCTTGAAGATAAACGCTGACGATCCATTGGCAATCTTTGATTGTCGCAAGTGCCAGAGCCAATGGACAACACTTCGCCTGGTGGCTGTTGCCATGAGCGATAAGCGAGCAGTGTGGCTTGATGCTGAGGCGCTTGCCAAGTGGATGGGAATCTCAGAACGCCATGTCAGGAGATTGGCTCAGAAATACAAACTTCCAAAGCGAGGCGAGTTGTATGAAGCCCATGCCATGATTGAGGCACAAGCACAACATGGTTGATTTGACAAATCATGTCCGTATGTTGTGCTACGCTTCCGCGTGTCGGTGTGTCGTATCCACAGGCAATGTCTCATTGTGACCCTATCCTTCAAGTATGGAACTACAAGATGAGACTGTTGAAGAAATCAATGAGGCATTGAGCCACATCGTTGATGTGCTTCACAATACTCGCGATTCACAAAAGAAACACTTGTGGGCTTTGGTCGATGAATTATTAGATGCAAAGATTGCAAGGGAATCGAAATGACAACAATCGTAGCTGTGCAATCAAATGACGGCGTTCTCTTTGGTGCAGACTCTCAAGTAACTGCATCGAATGGCAGAAAGTATTCTGCAACACGAATGGTCAAGATTACTCAGCGCAATGATTACATCATCGCTGGTTCTGGTGAATGCGCTCCATGCGATATTGCTCAACACATTTGGATTCCACCAAAGCCAACTGTGAAAGATAAGCGCGACCTTTATCATTTCATGATTGCATCAGTTGTTCCATCACTCAAGCAATGCTTCAAGGATAACGATTACAAAGTAAATCCAGATGATGATGAGACGGCGTTCTCATTCCTTGTTGCTATATGTGGCGAAGTCTTTGAGATAGCAGATGACTTCTCCATCTCTCTTGATGACTCAGGCTTCTATGGTGTAGGCAGTGGATCAGGTTATGCAATCGGCGCACTTCATGCAGGTGCAACAGTTGAGCAAGCGTTATCTATTGCAGCAAAGAATGATGCGTTCACATCCGCGCCATTCATTTACATTGAACAAGAAAAGTAATGTCTCCAAAGTTATCTTGTTTGGATTGTGGAATACCAACAGCAAAGTCTCGTTGTGAAAAATGCCAAGAAATTTTCCTAGAAAATAAACCAAAGCGTGAGCGCCCATCATCAACGATGCGAGGCTATGATGCAGACTGGAACAAAGTCCGCACGATTGTTCTACGCAGAGACAACTGGACTTGTGTGCGATGCAATAGAAAACTGATTGGTAGTGATGCCACAGTCGATCACATCATTGCCTTGTCTAATGGTGGCGAGCGACTAGCCCTATCAAACTTGCAGTCTATGTGCAGGGCTTGCAACTCATCCAAAAAGAATCATTGATTTCATTTTCTGTTTTTTCTGTGCAGTGCGTACAGAC